TTTTAAAAACTTTAACGGATCTAATTAAGAAACATAACAAAGATCCAAATAGAGATCTAACTGATGAGGAACTGGATGAACTACTCAATCCAGGTAAAGTTGTTAAATTTAAAAAAGGGAAGGACCAGGACAATGACACTAATAAATAATGTTGTGATAAGACCACCTAAATTATTACCGAGAGAGATTAAGTTAATGGAAATAAAAAATCTCGAAAATAAAATAGCTAAGATGCAAGAACGAGTTGATGTCTTAAAATTAGAAATAAGTTATGAACCAAAGAAGAATGTATCTAGGATCTGGATGAAAGATATTATGGAGGCTGTGTGCAATCATTTTAACTTTACACCGGAGCAACTTACATCTCAAAGAAAGTACAAAGAACTATCTAATACTAGATCTGTGTATTTTAATTTATGCTTAGATCTAACTAGACATGGTGTTACTCACATTGCGAGAACTTGTGGAGACAGAGATCACACGACAGTCTGCCATCATCAAAAATTAAAGGTCAAGAATATTGGCTGCTGGTCGATGAGTACGGATGAAGGATTAGCTCTGTGGTCCGACTACAACAAGATTAAAAACAAACTGCTAAGTAACATCCAGCATGGCAACAACTCCGAAGATTAAGAAGGACAAAGCAGACTACGGGACCGGCAGAACACCTGGGCATTTCTGTGTCATTCCACAACGAGCTGTGGCTGATATTCGATTTAAAACCTACCCCAGAACTTTCATGGTGCTGTGTGCTTTGGGTAATTATACCTCAAGGCAAGGTGTCTGTTGGCCCAACCAAATAACTATAGCTAAGGTCTTAGGAATTAAGTCTCAGAGTACAGTCAGTAAACATATTCGTAAACTAATTGATATGGGATATATTAAATATGCTAAGAAACATCCTGGGCTGAAGGGTAACAAATACTTCATGGTATTCGATCCAGATGTAACCGAAGAGGATGCCAAAGCAACAGCTACAGATCTTGATAGAGACTACGAAGAGAAACCAGAAATACCGAAGGGACCGAAGATGGGAACCAATACCAAGTATTCACTCAGAAGGAATACTAAGACTAAGGAAAAGCCTACTGTAAAAGAGGGGGATAAGGTAGATATTCACTCCAAGGAATATGTAGATATTCATTCAGAAGGACTACATAACAACAAACTTAACAATGATATATTCCTTAAAGGTAAATATGTAATGAATGAGTTTAAGAAACTAACCGAACAGATATTCGGACAAAATCTAAACTACAATATGAAACAACTAGAAATTGTACAGTCCTGGATTAAAGATAAAGGATTAGATCCAGATAAAGCTGTAAAGAAGATTAAGGATGTACTGATCTGGAGAAGAGATAACCATAAGGATAGTCCTAAAAGCATTGTATTCTTTGAACACGCATTCTTTAAGAGACCAGCTCCCGTTGATAAAGCAGAAGAGATACAGAGAATGATTAAGAAGATCTCAAACGCAAGAAGGATAAGGTAATTTATAAATGGTAAACGAACCTTTACACTTTATAAGTAGGGAAAAAGAGAACAAATGTGGGGTAAAAAAAAAGGGGCATACCTTCCCCCCCCGGTGCGTAATACTATATGGGGGGTACCTCACAATTTTTTTGCAGAATTTTTATTAATCGTTATAATGAAAACAATTCGGAAACATAACAGAAAGGAAATATATGTCTAACGGACCAACACACAGCAACAGAACTTTCAAGCTCATGAGAACTACAACTCTTTCAGAGGGTGAATACATTATTGAGACTTGGGAAGGTTCTAACTTTGATAAAGAAACTAAGCAGCGAACTTCTGTTCCTGGAGCTTTGGATATTAAGATCTACAACAAAGATACTTCCAAGGAATATAACAAGGGAGATGCAGTTATCTTTTTCAGAGTGTTTAAGAATGATAAATCTGGACAAGGGAATATTCCTCAACATCAGCAATCGGCAGCAGCCAAGGTTGATGAACCAGTTAATCTAGCAGCAGAGAGAGCAGATCAACTTGATGACGAAATCCCCTTCTAGTAAAAAAAGGATCGTTAAACCTCCTTTGGATCGTTTCGGTGGTATCCGAGTGGTTCAGAGGAGGATTAAGAAGTCCGAAGTAATTGAACACAACAAAGAGAATGTTGCTCAAGAATTAATAGATCTTGCGACTGTTAGTATTGACGATATTGTCTATTGGGATGACCAGGGCAATGTTGGAGTTAAAGATCCTAAGAATATTCCTAAAGCAGCAATTAAGGCTATTAAAAAAATTAAAGTTACTCCGACTAAGGCTGGACCTCAGTTGGAAGTAGAACTACATGATAAAGTTTCAGTATTAAGAACTCTGGCTAAAGCATCTGGTTTATTAGAACAACAAGAAGATACAGACAGACCTTCAGTTGTTGGTATAGTGATGCAAGGACCAGAACCAACAATAATAAACGCAGAGGAGGTTGAAGATGTCAAATCGGAAAATAACTCCGAAGGAGATAGATCGGATACAAGTAGTGATGTTGAAAAAGAAACTGAGTGATAAGGAATGTGCAAACATTGTTGGTCGTTCAGTTGCAGACTGGAAAGATATAGCCATGGCAAAAAAAATTGAAGATCCAGGTCGTATCGAAAGTATGATTGATAGATTAGAAAAGTATGAACGATGATGATCTTAAAAAAGAAATTGAAAGACATAAAAGGTTTATTAAAAAACAAGAATTAATAATTGATGCTTTGGAAACAGAGCTCACTATTAAAGACTACGAAATAAAAACATTGAAAGAAGGGAAAAAAAAGAATGAGTAATATATCAGAAAAATTAGAACAAGGATTAGATAAAGCTATTAAAGATCTTGAGAATATGAATGATAATAAATTAGTAAAAATAATTGATGATCTAGAAGGTCTAAAAGGTGATATTATTGTTAATGATATTGTAGAGCTGTCTGGTCAAATTGGATGGAACGAAAAAAAAGAAAGCATGAAATAAATGAGTAATGCAATTACAAATCTTAAATTAGATTTCTCTACCTCACCCACAGTCTGGAACTTTTTAAAAGATAAAAGTTTTGTTAGAGGTTTAATGGGACCAGTTGGATCTGGTAAGTCTTATGCTTGTGCAGCAGAAATAATGCTCAAAGCAGTTAGCCAGGTACAAAGTCCGAGGGATGGGATCAAGTATTCAAGATTTGTAGTTGTGCGTAATTCTTATCCCGAACTTCGGACAACTACTATAAAAACATGGCAAGAATTATTTCCAGAAAACATTTGGGGACCATTTCGATGGAGCCCTCCATTGACGCATCATATAAAATTACCACCGAGAGACGGAGCTCCTGGAATAGACTGTGAAGTTATCTTCTTAGCTCTTGACCAACCTAAAGATGTTAGGAAATTATTATCCATGGAACTTACCGGTGCGTGGGTTAACGAGGCCAGAGAATTACCTAAAGCTGTTATAGATGGATTAACACACAGAGTTGGAAGGTATCCTACATTATCAGATGGAGGAGCAAAACCCTGGAGAGGAATTATTATGGATACGAACCCAATGGATGATGATCATTGGTGGTACAACTTATCTGAAAAAGAAAAGATGTCTGGTCAGTATGCATGGAAGTTTTATAAACAGCCAGGTGCAGTATTAGAATTTACAAAAGAAGATCTACCAGAAAATCCAGAGGCTAACGGATTTATTTATAGTGCTAAGAAATGGTGGATGACAAATCCAAAAGCAGAGAATAAAAAAAATCTTCCTGGTGGATACTACGAACAAACATTACTCGGAAAAAATTTAGATTGGATAAGATGTTATGCCCAGGGACTTTACACTTATGTCCAGGAGGGCAAACCTATTATTAGTGAGTACGATGACAACATCATGTCTCAAGAACATTTAGAACCAGATCCATCTGTACCAATTCAAGTTGGTGTCGACTTTGGTTTAACTCCAGCAGCAATCTTTGGTCAAAGACTTCCAAACGGAAGGTGGGTAGTATTACATGAGCTCGTAACTTTTGATATGGGCCTAGAAAGATTTGGATCTATGTTAAAATCAGAACTAGCCAGTAGGTTTCCAAAGTTTGAAGTATTAGTTTGGGGAGATCCAGCCGGACAGAAACGAGATGAGATTTATGAAGTTACAGCATTCGATCATTTAAGATCTATAGGTCTAACTGCTAGACCAACTGCAACAAATGATTTTAAAGTTAGAAGAGAGGCCGGTGCAATGCCAATGAATAGATTAATTGATGGTAAGCCTGGTCTATTAATTGATCAAAGATGTAAAAGACTTCGTAAGGCATTGAGTGGTGGTTATCATTTTAAAAGAGTACAAATCTCTGGAGCTGAACGATACAGAGATCAGCCAAACAAGAATGAGCATTCCCATGTCGGTGATGCTTATATGTATTTATTATTAGGTGGTGGTGAACACAGAGCTCTAACTAGAGGATCTAATCCTAATTTTAGACAATCAACAGCTAATACAGATTTTGAAATATTTTAATGAGTAGCGATATGAAAAAAAAATGGAAAGTTAAAATCTGGTCTAAGTTTGATGTTCAGTTAGGTATTGAATTAGAATTAGAGGCTACAGAAAAAGAAATGCAAGAGATAAAAATTTCTGATAAATTTAGAATGACATATGAACCTAGCAACACTTGAAAACATTTTTGACATTGATGGAAAGAATAGTCCATTAACTGTATTACCTTTTAAATCTTACTTATTAACACTTATGGATCTTCACCCGGAGGACCAGGCTAACATAGATCAAATACCTAATTACTTTCAATATTTAGATAAAGCAACTAAGTCTGGTTATGGTTACACAGTTATAGATGGCAATGGTAAACCAATAGTTTGTTTTGGTGTAGCTCCACAATGGCCAGGAGTTGCAGAACTTTGGTTAATACCAGATATGAAATTAATTTTTAAACACAGATTAAAGTTTCATAAAGGTGCAAAGAAATTTATGGAGATGTGTGCAGAAGAATTAAATTTACATCGGATCCATGTAACAGTTAGTGCTCGAAATGTTCGGGCTATCAAATGGATTGAAAGGATATATTTTAAAAGAGAAGGTGTATTAAAAAAATATACTTTCGATAAGAATGATATGATAATGTATAGTAGAATATTTGAGAGGTAATAATGGGAAGTTTATTTAAGACACCAAAGTACGAACCACCTAAAGAAATGGCAACGACTAATAAGTTGTTAGACGAGAGAGAGGCAAGAGCAGAGGCAGACGAGAAAAAAGAAAAAAGAAAGATAGCTGCTAAAGCAAGAACTCGTAGAATGGGTGGAAGATTATTATTTTCTCAAGAGAGAGCTATTCCTCAGTTAGGGGTGGGGAGTAATTTA